GCTAGAGGCTTGAAAGCTGTAAAGGATAAAGGTAATGAATACTATGAAACATTAGAAAAGATTGCTCAGACAAATCCTGAATATCTTAAGCCACTTGCACTAGCAATGGAAGCTACAAATGGTGAAGTTGATCAAATATATAAACTTAATAGATGGGCTGAAGAAAACGTAGGTTTCTTAAAGAAAGCATTCTATGATGGTAACCCTCAAGTACCTAGTTTAATTGTTAAAGGTTTACATAGTGTAAGATATAACCACATCTTATCTGGTCTTGCACCGTTAAGAGCACTAACAGGTAACTCTATGTTAGCTGCATTTAAACCTGCTACAGTACTAGCTGGTGCTAAAATTACAGGGGATACAGCTACATTTAGAAAAGCTCTGTGGACCTATGGTGGTGTCATGGAGAACTTTCAACGTGCTTATAAAGTAATGGGTGACGAGTGGCGTTTAGCTAAGTCACGTCCTGAAGAAGCTATGATGCGTGGTCGTGCAGATCTACGTCAGGCTAAGATGGATAATTTTGAAGCACTAGAAGCTATGGCTGGTGTATGGAAATCTGAAGGTAATAATGGTAAGGTGGCTATGTGGAATATAGCTAAAGGTTTATCGTGGTACAACAATAACCCATTTGTTAGATGGGGTATTAATGCTATGTATGCTATTGATGGTTTTACTAACTCATTAATGGCTAGTGGATCTGCTAGATCTAAAGCATATAATATCTTAATGAAAGAAACAAATGGTGCGTTTAGTGCAGAAGCTTTTAATAAACTACAGAAACGATTATACAGTCAATCATTTGATCATACTGGATTGTTAACAGATAAGGCAGCTAAACATGCGTCTCAAGAGATAGCACTTAACTTAGATAGCCAGTTAGCAAGTGATCTTAATACAATGTTGGAAAAAGTTCCAGCTGCTAAATCATTATTCCTATTCCCTAGAACTGGTTTAAATGCCTTGAATCTATCTTGGACATTTACTCCCGGTAGTGGTCTAATACCTCTTCAAACTAAGGTTCGTAAGGTATTTACAGCTTCTACTAAACAGGAAATAGCTGAAGTATTAATGGAGCATGGGCTTGAAAACAGTGATGAAGCATTCCGTACACTTAAATCTGAGTACATTGGTCGTCAGTTAATGGGGGCTACTGTAGTTACAGGTGCTGGTATGTGGGCATTGCAAGGTAACTTAACTGGTAATGGTCCTCAAAACTCTGGTGAACGTAAACGTATGATCAGTATGGGTTGGGAACCTAATTCCATTAAGAACCCAATTACTGGTGAATGGCATAGCTATAAAGGATTTGAACCATTTGATTCTTTACTTGGTCTTGTTGGAGATGCAGTATACTTCTCTAACCGTGTAGACCAATCATTAACCGAACAGTTATATCAAAAGATAGCATTTTCTATCAGTATGAACGTTGCTAATAAAACATTCCTTAGTGGAATGGAACCATTAGTATCTATGTTCTCTGGAGACGAAGGTGCATTCAACAGATTCCTTGTGTCTCAAGCTGATTCCTTAATACCTTTCGCACCATCAGGTATGAGAAGTGTATTGAATCAAGCTATAGCTCCACAACTAAAGGATGTGGAAAATGACTGGGGTTCATTAATGGCTAACAAATGGAAGTTTATGAGTCCTCCCGGTTTAATGGATCAGTTAGATATATACACAGGTAAACCAATCAGATTCCACGAACCTCTTACTGCTGCAGCTAATGCTTTTATGCCATTTGGTAAATCCAATGGAAGTATGGAGCCTTGGAGACAATGGTTGATTAGTACAGGATGGGATAACGTACAAAGTATGAGGGTCAATCCTATTACTAAAGAGTTATTAAGTCCTGAGGATCGTCATTGGATCAATAACTGGATAGCTAAAAACATGAACTTAGCTGGACAGATTGAAGGTATGATGAATTCAGAAGATGGTTTCTGGAGTAGAAAGATGAAGGAATATAAACAAAATAGAGGATGGAAAAAACAAAAAGATTATCCACTTAAAGAGTTAGTCGTACATCAAGAACTATCAAGAATTCATAGAAATGCTATGAAGTATGCGTGCTCTGCATTGGAGAGATATCATTCGCAGTATTCACAGGTGGGATTACAAAATGATAGAATTAAAAATGCATTACGACAAGGTAATATGCCTGAATCTCTTAAAGCAAATGAAACAAAAGAGGACTTAAGACGTTTATTAGACTTCTAAAATGACCGTAACAATTGAAAATACTTATACGGGTAACAATTCCACCACTGATTACTCGTTCACATTCCCATATTTAGATGACTCCGATATCAAGGCAAGTCTTGATGGAGTCGCCACAACAAACTTCAGATTACTTAACGCAACAACGGTCCAATTCGTCAACAATACAACAGCTAATACACCTACACCTCCGGGTACTGATGTAGCTATTAGGATATATAGAAGTACAGCTTATGATTCACCTAAGGCTACTTTTTATCCCGGTTCTGCTATACGTTCTAATGATTTAAACGACAACTCATTACAAAACCTATATGTAACCCAAGAATCTAATGATAAAGTTGATAAAGCTTGGTTAACAGGTGACCCAACTGTTATTAGTACTGAAACTTGGTATACAACTGATGATACAAAAATAGCTACAACTAAAGCTATTGAAGCTCGTATTGATACAAAGATAGATACAGCTTTAACTACAGATGTAGTTGGTGGTCAAAGTATAACTGTTACAGATGACTCACCTTCTTCTGGAAAAATAACAGTTAGTGTAACAGCTGGTAGTATTAGAGGAACAGAACTAGATGGAGATGCAGTTGATGGTAGTAAGATAGCTGATGATTCTATAAATTCTGAGCATTATGTAGATGCTAGTATTGATCATCAACATCTTTCAAACGATTGTATAGATGGAGATAACATTCAAGATGATGTTATAAATTCTGAACATTATGCAGCTGGATCTATTGATACAGAACATATAGCTGATGGTCAAATAACTTCAGCTAAACTACATGCAGATGCTGTTGTAACTAATTCTGAACAAGCTGGTGTTACTACAAATGATACGAGTTTTTTCACTACATCAGCAGGTGATTCAAGATATTATAGATTAGGTAGTGTAGAAGAGATACAATCAGGTGAAACTTGGACAGCAGCTGACAACAAAATAGCCACTACATCAGCTATAGATGCTCGTATAATAGATCTTGTTGATGATGTAGGTGGTTTTGTACCAATAGCAAATGAAACATCTTTCCCTAACGCTAACCCTGACGTTAATAACGGGGCTGGAACTCTTATATCTATTAAAGCTCTCAGCGGAAACCTTACCTCTAATGGATCTGGAGTTGCAACCATTTCTAATGGTAACGTAGCTAGTAATGCAACTATTACAATCAATGGTTTAGAGAATAGCACTACTTATGCAGCTACATTAGGTATGATCGTAGAAACTACATCTACATTACATACTTATACATTCCATAGAGTAACACCTAAAGCTACAGAAGTTACAACAGTTGCTGGTTCTATCAGTAATGTTAATACTGTAGCTGGTTCTATTGCTAATGTCAATACTGTAGCTGGTAACAACACTAATATAAGTACAGTAGCTGGTGCAAATAGTAATATAACTACAGTCGCTGGATCTATATCAAATGTTAATACTGTAGCTACTAATATAGCTAGTGTTAATAATTTTGCAGATCAATATAGAATAGCGTCTTCTGATCCTACTTCTAGTTTAAATACAGGTGATTTAGTATTTAACACTACAGCTAACGAATTACGTGTATATAACGGAAGTTCTTGGCAAGGTGGTGTTACAGCAACAGGGAACTTAATTTCTAAAGCTGATATTGGTGCATCATCTGGTGTACCCGGAACTGGTACAGCTGGTGAGTTTCTACAAACAAATGGATCTGGTACTCTTAGTTGGGAACCAATAGCCACAGTTTTAACTGAAACAAATCAGACAATATCTAGTAGCTATACAATAACTACAAATAAAAATGCTATGAGCGTAGGGGATGTAACCCTTGCAAGTGGCGTAGTTCTTACCATCCCTGCAAACTCTAAATACATTCTAATTTCTTAATCTCATGGCATACGGAAAAATTAAAGCTGACTCAATTATTTATGATAATTCAGGATCAGATGTCGAAAAAACAATAGCTTCATTAGCAGCTGATACAGAAGGTACAGCTATTAAATCAACAGGTGAATCAGGTGGAACTAAATTCCTAAGAGAAGATGGAGATAACACTTGTTCATGGCAAACTGTAACTATACCTGTACCTACATCTATTACAGTTGCAGATGAATCATCAGATACATCTTGTAATGTTTTATTTACTACAGCAGCTACAGGAGACTTAGCTCCTAAATCAGGAACAAATTTAACTTTTAACTCATCATCTGGAGCATTAACAGCTACATCGTTTGTTGGAGCTTTGACTGGTAATGTGACTGGTAACGCATCTGGTTCATCTGGATCTTGTACTGGTAATGCTGCTACAGCTACAGAAGCAACAAACATAACAGCAGTTGCTAATAACTCTACTGATGAAACGGTATATCCTACATTTGTTGATGGATCAACAGGTACACAAGGTATAGAAACTGATACTGGTTTAACCTACAACCCTAGTACTGGTTTACTTACTGCTGTTGGTCTTACACTATCTGGTGATCTTACTGTAAGTGGTACAACTACAACAATTAACTCTACTACTTTAACTGTAGATGATAAAAATATTGAACTAGGTAGCGTAGATACTCCTTCAGACACAACTGCTGATGGTGGTGGTATTACACTTAAAGGTGCTTCAGATAAGGAAATTAAATGGGTAAACTCTACAGATTGCTGGACATTTAATCAGAATATAGAAGTGACTAGCGGTAGTGTCATTGTTAAAGCTGGTGAAGGTGCTGATGCAGTTCTTCTCACCTTCTCTTCC